ACCCAGTAGTAAGGACACTGAAATTTGTTGGTAAGTGTTTAGAAAAGATACTACATCAAGTCGCACTTGATATGCAATTTACTTACTATCTGGGAGTTAAATCGGGATATGGTCTGCACAATGGCAATACTAGTTTAAGTGCAGTTAAAGTATAGGGAAAATCAGTTGCGAGCCAATCCTATAAAGCCACTAGAGTAGAGGACGAGATTCAATCATGTGAAGAGCGTCAGCAGATTATCAGACTCCTCTACTTGACACTAATAGAATAATATGGGATAGTATATTTTTAATATTAATAATGGAGAAATAAATGACTAAAAAAAGAAAACTACCTTTTGAGTGCATAGTGTGTAACGAAGAACCTCAAGAAGTAAAAAACCCTATGAGTGGAGAAGCAATAACAATTCCACCGGACGCAGTGGCTGTTTATGAGGTAATCATGGGAGAACAGTTTGTAAAAAACACTGACTGGACTCGCGTTCGCAAAGGTATAGATTGGTTTATTAAGCATGAGCCGGAAGCTTACGGTGTTTTGTTAGATTAAAGTAACATTAGAATGGAGAAAATAATGACTGAATCAGAATTTAAAATTGAAAACATTCATGATTACTTTGATGACTTTCAACAAAGCGTTCCTGAAAAGTTACAGCGTCCGGTGAATAAATATACAATCATCTATTGTATGTTTGAGAATCATATAGATAGTGACGGACGATTCATACAAGCTCAGATTGTAAGAGATAGCGATCATGAAGGTTGGTCAGGCCATTTATATTTAGGCGTTAGGCCATTTGATAAAGGATACTTACCTCGTACTTGGGGTTCTGATGTTGAAAGAGCTCGAAAGACTATCCACGAATTGAATGCTAATCACGGTATAACTAACCGCGACGAATTTCGCGGATGGGTCGGAATGCATATGTACAATATTAATCTTCAGAACCTGGATGATATTGTTGACTTTAACTATCCATGTAATGCGGAAGGCCAACGAATAGTAAAAACTACAAGAGCTAACGGAAGGTACTACGACTTCGTTACAGATTAAGATCACATCGGGTCGACTCGGCTGCGGTGCGGTCGGGTCGGGTCGGGTGCATGAAAACTCCTGGCGAGGAGGGGTCGCAGTCTTTTCACTCCATTGTTTGTGACGGCGGCCCAACACATATTGACTTATGGGATAATATGTTTATATTAATAGTCATTAAACAAATGGAGATAAATAAAAATCATGAGTAAAACTCGAAAAAATAAATTTTATAAGAAAACAATTGAAGTGTTAAAAGACTATCTTAAAACTCAACAGGATGCGAAGGAGCTTGTTATCACTGAATCTGAAGACAGAACTACTATTGGTCTTCTTTGGACTCCGTTAGATAAAAAAGAAAAGCAAGACTGGTTTTTGGTAGATGTAAGCGAAACAGATTACGGTCAAGTAATTAGAGTTGTCTTACAGGACTGGGGATTAAATTTCCTTCACGGAGATGCGATGTTCGATGAGGATGTCATGGGCGGTGATAGAGATAATTTTGACGAAAATTTCCTAAGCAAAATAGGTGATGGTGATTATTACTACGAAGCACAAAACGCTGGTTCTTGGCACATTTATTATAAACATTTTAACTAGGGAGAATGGGGGCAGCAATGCCCCCACTTAAATCACATGGGTGTACAATACAACGAAAAAAAGAAAAAATGGGAAAGCGTTATCGCACCTTGGGATATGCATCATCCCAACGGCGAAAAGAAGACTAGCATGGATATTGATGAATTAAATATCATCTTTTATCCGAAAGAAAATGATCCTAGATTCAATTCTTTTAAAGAACAAATTGATCAAGATAATGAAAGACTTGAAAAAATATACGGTCAAAAACTAGGCGAGCCTTTTAAGAAATAATCGGGTCGGGTCGGGTCGGGTCGTCACAAGATGGCCCGACTTACCTATTATGCCAGTATAACTGGCATACAATATCAACCAAATCACTCACCTTTACATATGGGATAACATGGGTTAAATTATATTCATGTTCACAAACAAAAGGAGAGAAAAAATGAACAACACTGAAACTAAAATAACTGACAAAGTAGAGATGACAGATGGTTTATCAGCTGAAACTCTTAGGAAAGTTACTAAGAATAGAGTATGTAACATTGTCTATATGAACTCAAAAGGTTTAGGTCGTTACTCTGTAAGAGTATCAGCTGACGAACATCAAGTTGAACGAAAAGGTTTTAACCCTGATGAACATATCAGCTTTAGACCAGCATTCACAAAAGAGTTTAGGACTTTCAGAATTGATAAGATATATAGCATTAGCCAAAAGGGTGAGTTGCTATATGGTTATTTAGAATTTTAAAGGGAGGGCGGGGCAGTAATGCCCCGCCATTAACATTATGATTGATTTATTACTTTTAATTGCTTTTATTTCAATAGTAATTTTTGCAGTCGGTTGCTTGTTATTATTAATTCAATTATTTCATTATACTTTTACTGGTCGCTGGATACCATAAGAAAGCAGGTTCCCTGAGCATGTAAATTGCTCAGGGATACCTTTTATTTACACCCCTACCCATCGATTTTACTCTTAAGGAACAGCAAAGCTGTTCCCTGTTTATGCCTAACGAAAATAACTTTTAACTTTTTGGGTCCCTAGAGGGACTCCGATTGACTTTTTAAAAAAAAATTATAATATATATCCATGAATTTTAATCCAAACATGCCTAAACAACCTAATATGAATCAACCATTTCAGCAGGGTCCCTTGAACCATGCAATGAGTGGGGGGCAGGCTTTTAATCCTGGTCGTGGTGGTCAAATGTTACAACAACAACCAAACATGCATCCGGCGACTAGACCTCCTATGCCGCCACCAATGCCTCATGGTTATAATCCTCAACCACAACAACCAACTGCAAGAACAGCTCAACCAATAATGCAACAAGGACCAGTAACACCTATGGTAGAAACAAAAGCAGTTATGGATGTTCCAATAGATTTAAATAAAATTCGTGGTTTTAGTAACTATGTTCGTGGATTAAAGAATCCTTCTCCTCAAAACTATCCAGACATCAATGTCTTCGGAACATATTTTTAACATAATTAATAGTTAACAATCGTTAAATAAAGTTGTATAAAAATATACAAGAGGTTAACAATGAAAAATTTATTTTTAGTTCTTTTGGTCGTGGTATTAGCTGGATGTGCAAGTTCTGCAATTAACATCTCAGCAAATATTCCAGAGTCACAAGAAATAGACATACAGATTTCCACTAAATCTACCGACGAGTAGATTATGGACAAAATGGCAGATCACGCTCTTGAGGTTCTCAAGATAATATTCTACATATGTGGAGTATTTTCTCTATATTGTGGTTTGCAGTATATATTCATGGCAGATTGGCCCATGTTCTTTTTTCTCTTGCCAATTAATGTAGTTTTTATCTATTATGTAAGCCTTAGATTAAAAGGAGAGATTTAATGCTGTCACTTTTTGGAAGCCTTTTGGGCTTCGGAACTTCATTCCTCCCCACGCTCTTGGGATTCTTCGAGCAGGGACAAAAAAATCGTCACCAATTAAAATTATTGGAGGCTCAGGCGAAGCACGCTGAAGTTTTAAGTCAATTGAAACTTGAAGAGCTCGACGCAGCAGCAGATGTAGAAGAATCTCGTTCTATCTACGAACATGCTGCTCAACTTGCTAGAAGTAATAAGTCTTCCTTTATATCTGCACTACAAGCATCCGTGCGACCCGTCGTCACTTATTTCTTTTTTATACTGTTTGCTACCATTAAAGGGTTAGCTGTCTATGTTGCAGTACAAGAAGGAGATGATGTCAGTCAGGCTATATTAGCCAGCTGGGACGAGGAAACAAAAATTTTGTTTTCAACCGTGATTTCATTCTGGTTTGGGCAACGGGGCATGAAATCAATAAGGAAGGCAAGAAATGGCAAAAGCTAAAACAAAGAAAACTACGAAAAAAGCACCAGCTAGAAAGCGAGCTAGGAATAAACTTGGCCACTACATCGCTGATGATCCAGGGACTCCTGGTAATGAGGCTTATGTAGCTGAAAAACAACCATTTTCAACAAAATGGCTTGTTCCAGTGCTCGTAATTGGAATAATAGCAGTAATTTTCGTACTTACTGGCTAATATTACCAAAATAAATAGTATTTATTCACTATATTGAGTTGATTAATGAAGAAACAGGTATATAACACTATTAATTAAAGGGTGTTAAATGCTTAATTTTATTACATTTATTTGTGTTTCAACTATGTTTTTATGTGTATTACAGATCATATAATCAATATTTAGTTGCATAAATGTCAAACCTACTATATGTAGGAATTTATGGAGAGTTCACGCAAGTGCAATACATGCAAAGTGATGAAACCTATTACAGCATTTGAAAAAATGTTTTCAAGAAATGGGTCTCCTTGCTACCGACGGCGTTGTCGCAAATGCAATAGAAAAATTCGCAATGATAAAGCTAATAAAGACCCTGTAAAATTTTTAAGAAGAAACTTCACACAGTTACGATCTGCTCGAAAGATAAAAGGAGAAAAATCTTGGGACTTGTCCTGGCAAGATATTTTAGATATATGGTTAAAGTGTAAAGGTAAGTGTCAAGTCAGTGGAATTAAGATGACACATAAAAGAGATGGCACCGGAAAAAAATTATATACGAATATTTCAATAGACAGAATAGATAATGATATAGGTTACAAAAAAGACAATATTCGTTTAGTATGTTGGGCAGTAAATATTATGAAACATAATATGTCAGACACAGAATTAATGTTATGGGTATCGAGAATACATGACGCAAGCAGAAGTAGATTATAGCAGTTTAGACGAAGAACAAGTTCGTTACGCTCTTCAGTTGCAAGAGAGATTAAATTTCTTGGAAGAAAAGGATGCAGCAAAAAGTAACTTCCTAACCTATGTTAAAAAAATGTGGCCCGATTTTATTGAAGGCAACCATCACAAAATTTATGCAAAAAAATTACAAGACATAGCTACAGGAAAATTAAAAAGATTAATTATTAATATGCCACCTCGACATACAAAGTCTGAGTTCGCATCAATTTATTTTCCATCCTATATGTTAGGACTGAATCCTAAATTAAAAATTATTCAAGCAACACACACAACCGAACTTGCTACAGGTTTCGGTCGTAAGTGCAAAATGCTTGTTGATACTCCAGATTATAAAACCGTCTTTCCCGATACAAAAGTGTCGCCCGAGTCTAAAGCCGCTGGGCGTTGGGCAACTACAAAAGGTGGTGAATATTTTGCGGCGGGGGTTGGTGCAGCGATTACAGGTCGTGGTGCTGACCTCCTTATTATTGACGACCCTCATTCCGAGCAAGATGCGTTATCACCATCGGCTATGGAACATTGTTATGAGTGGTATACATCTGGTCCACGACAAAGATTACAACCAGGCGGTTCTATTGTTGTCGTTATGACGCGTTGGTCTACGAAAGATTTGACAGCAGAGGTGTTAAAAAAACAAGGACAAGAGAATGCAGATCATTGGGAGGTTGTAGAGTTCCCTGCAATATTTGAGGACGGCAATGTTTTATGGCCCAACTTCTGGTCTGAGGAAGAATTATTAAAAGTTAAAACTTCCCTACCAATTTCTAAATGGAATGCTCAGTGGTTACAGCAACCAACAATGGAAGAAGGTGCTATTATTAAAAGAGAATGGTGGAAAATGTGGGAAGATGATGAGCCGCCAGAATGTGAATATGTATTGCAATCATATGATACTGCGTTTTTAAAATCAGAAACTGCTGACTACAGTGCTATTAGTACTTGGGGTGTATTTTATCCTAACGAAGATGACGGTCCTTGCATTATATTGTTAGATTGTTGTAAAGGTCGATGGGAATTTCCTGAGTTAAAAAAGATAGCTATGGACTCGTATTCTAATCATAAGCCTGATATAGTTCTTATAGAGGCTAAGGCTTCTGGGCTTCCTTTAACTCAAGAGTTGAGAAATATGGGGATACCTGTTATAAATTTTACACCAGGTGGTCGACGCTCTGGACAAGATAAAGTTTCGAGAGTCCATGCCTGTGCCCCGATGTTTGAATCTGGTCTTGTATGGCGACCGGATTTTCAATGGGCGGATGAGATGGCAGAAGAATGTGCCTCTTTTCCATTTGGAGACAATGATGACTTGGTAGATTCGATGTCTCAGGCTATACTACGGTTTCGTGAAGGTGGATTTGTTAGACACCCAAGCGATGAAATCTGGGACGAAGATCGTCCTCGTCAAAAGGAGTATTATTGATGTCAAAAGAAGTAATAATAGAAAAACTTAAGACACCTAAAATTCATAAAGAAAAAGGTGAAGTTGAAGTAAAAGTTCCTGAAGGTCCAGGTGGCGGTACTGCAAGAGGTATGGGTGCTGCAACTAAGGGCGGTAAATTTGAAGGTGCTTTTTAATATAAGGAAATAACATGGCTGAGAATCCATTTGGACAAGGTGGTCCAGAAGAAGAGGAACTTCCTATTGAAGGAAATCCTATTGACACTGCTGAAGTCCCCCCTGCTCTTGCAGAGGCTCTAGCAAGCGGCGAAATGACAGAACTAGAAGATGGTTCTGTAGAAGTTGGACAATTTGTAGAAGAGCAAATGATGTCTGAACAAATTCCTTTTGACGCTAATTTAGCAGAGTATGTTGAAGAAGGTGTATTAGGTCCAATATCTTCTGATTTATTAAGTGCAGTAGAAAGCGACATT